AGATAGCGATGGAGAATTTCTTGACCCCAAGGGTTTTGATATTAAGCCGTTGTTAGAAAGCGGAATGGTTAATTGGCATCATCAAGCGAAAGGTCAACCAGCAACTATTATCGGAGAGCCTTCAAAAGCAGAAATACGTCCAGAAGGGTTATACATTGAAACTGATTTATATCCTTCAAGCAGAATAGCGAAAGACGTTTGGGAGCTTGCTGAAACTCTTGAAAAAGATTCAAAAACAAGGCGTTTAGGTTATTCAATTGAAGGTAAAGTAATCAAGCGTAAATCCGATAATAAGAATTCACCTGATTACAAAAAGATATTAAAAGCTATAATCACTGGAGTGGCGATAACTCATCAACCTAAAAATCCAAAGACGTTTGCTAACATCATTAAGGGAGAAATTGATGAGGATTATGAAGACTATGAGGAAACAGAACAAACTGAGGAAACGGAAGAAAAAAGCATGAACACAGAAAGTGGTTCTGCTTTAAAGAAAGAATCAGTAAACAAGAAAATCAAAAATCAAACTTTTTCAAAATCAGAGGTCATTGAAAGACTTTTCAAAGACATTCCAGCTATTAGTATTGAGAAAGCAGAAAAAATTCATTTAATGTTAATAAATTTTGCGAAAATGAAAGGACGAAAAAACGTAACAAATGACGACATTCAAAAAGCATATGAGGCTTTGGGGCTTGATGTGGAAGAGAATGACGTTGAAAAGGGTTGTGATGCCGATGGCGGACAAACCCAAGAAAAGCCAATCACGAAAGCAAAATCATCAACTAAAAAAGCTGAAGAAGCACCTGAGAGTGAAGACGACACTTCAGAAGAAGCTCCTGAAGACGATGAAGAAGATGATGGAGCTGAAGAAGGTGGCGAAGTGAAAAAAGCAGATGGTGGAAACCGTTTTGACCGTATTGAGAAAGCAATTGCTTCTTCTCATCAAATTAATTCTAAGTACATCAAAGCACTTGGAGTTATGATTAAGGATGCGAGTCAAAAACTTGAATCCGCAGCTGCCCGTGAAAATGAGCTGCTTGATATTGTGAAGGCTCAGGACGAAACCATTTCAGTTTTATCGGAAAAGATTGAACAGTTTGGTTCGGAAGTTCCTGCTCCAAAATCAATATCTTCAGCACGACCAGTTGAACGACATTTTGCTAAGTCAAATGAAAATGACTTTGGCAATGAAGGTTCGGAGCGTTCTAAAACGAATCAGGTGAGCATCAGCAGGCAGAAAAATGTTGTTGCCGAAATTCTTGACCAAGCTACTTTTTCTAAGGGGTTTGACGATGAATTCAGTAAGGCAGTGACTCATTTTGAAGCAACCAAATCATTGCCTTCAAATATTATTGCTCGCATCAAGAACGAATATGGAATTGAAATCGTTAAATAACACTTTATAAAAAGAGAACAATGGAAAGATTATCAATCAATTTGGCTGATTATGGCTATGCCTCTCAGCAAGATGGGTTTCACTTTGGCGCAGGTAGTTCGGAAAACGTTGACGCTTTAAACAAAGCGTTGGCGGCAGAACAAATTACTGGCCGTGATACCGCAGACCTGACTACAGCTTCAGGTGCACCCTTGAAGGTTGAGTCTTTGGAGAAAACTCTGAAGCACATCACCTTTCGTGAAAATGACATTCGATTGTGGAAAGACCTTCCAAAGAAGGCTGCTTACAACACAGTTGAAGAGTACAATCAACAGACTTCTTACGGTGCTAACCGTGGTGGATGGAACAGAGAGGGAGAGCTGCCCGAAGAAGAAGACAGCATCTTTGTTCGTAGGGCACAGTTGGTGAAGTACCTTGGTGTAACCAAGAGCGTAACTCACCAGATGACCCTTGTAAACACCATGATTGGTTCCGTTATGGAACGTACCATTAAAGATGGAACACTTTGGATTTTGCGTACCTTGAACCAGGGTTTGTATTTCGGTAATGAAAAACACATTCCTGAACAATTCAATGGTTTTCTTGCTCAGCAACAGCAGTCTGACGCTTGGGCATCTTACGCAAACTACATGGATTCAGAAATGGTGGTTGACCTTCGTGGTTCTGCTTTAACTGAAGAAGCTATTGAAACTGCCGCAAACTCTATCGTTGAAAATTACGGTTTAGGTACTCAGATTTATGGCCCACCTGCCGTTCTTTCGAGCTTTGTGAAGAATTTCTATGGTAACAAATTCATCATGCCGAACAGCGATGCCCTTTCCAATGGTATCATGGGTCAGCACGTTCAGGCGTTTGATTCTCAGTTTGGCCGTATCGGTTTGAACCATGACGTGTTCTTCAAGAAATTGCCGAGCAAAAATTCAACCACTGCTGCCAATTCTCAGAAAGCTCCAACCAAACCTGTTTGGGACGTTGCTACACCTGTTGTAGTTCAACCTGCAGTTTCTGGAAGTAAGTTCTTTGCTGAGGATGCTGGAAATGTTTATTACGCAGTATCAGCAATCAACCGTTTCGGTGAATCTGATTTGTCAATCTACAGTACTGCGGCAGCTACAGCCGTTGCAGGTGGAGCAGTTGATTTAACCTTTACCGATGGTGGTGGCGTTAATAAAGCAACTGCTTATCGCATTTACCGTACCAAAGTCGGTGGTTCTGCTACTGGAGAATTTTTCCCGCTGTTTGAAGTTTCCCTGGATGACCTGACCCGTGGATATGACGGAGCTGCCGCACTTTCAATTCGTGACATGAACCGTTTCTTGCCCGACACTGACCAGTCGATGCTTACTCAGTTCGATAACGAAGTTGTTGAATTTGCTCAGTTGGCACCGCTTATGAAAATGGATTTGGCCGTTCTTTCTCCAGCGTTCCGTTTTATGGTTCTGCTTTATGGAACACCGTTCCTTTATGCTCCCAAGAAAATGGTTCGTTTCGTGAATATCGGAAAATTCGTGAAATAAGTAACAAAATAGTTGAACTTGATTGAAAGGGGTGGGGTGGATACTCCTGCCCCTTTTTTTCTTAAAAATTGTATAAAATGAAAATTAAAGCAAAAAATTCAAAGGTGGTTTCAATGAAACTAATCGTGCCTATTGACGGACTCATCGACATCGATGGTAACGGAATAGCGGACGTATCACCGAAGTGCGCAGTACAGCTTGTAAATAGCACTAATGATTGGGAATATCTCAAGAAGAA